AACTGGCATACCGTAGATAGAACCTACTTGACCAGATAGCTTAGTAGCTGCCCCGCCTACTAGGTTAACATCAGCCCATGCGTCGTCTTCGATTAGCGCGTAGTAAGCCTCTGTAGAAACTACTAGAGTAACATCACGTACGTTTAGACCATAAAGCTTCATTTTCTTACGAGCTTTAAGAATCATCTTAGCTGTAATTGGAGTGTTACCATTAGCTGTCGCTGTAGATGTTTCAACACCACCAGCTTTGTTAGTGTCGCTAGAAGCTTCAGCAGCTGTAGCACGTGGAACTAGACCTTTAGGCTCTGTAGTACCATTACCTAGTAAGAATGCACGGTCGATTTCGTTAGCGTGAGACTCAACTAAGTGTTGACGAATTAGTGGTAGAAGAGGTATGATAGCATCTTCTGATGTTTCGTCAGTGATGTAGCTCTTAGCAGCAAGCTTCATTGTTTTAAGCGTGATTTCGCTTAGAGCTGCTGTGATCTCGCTACCAGTACTTGCGTCAGTACCGTAAGCTGTACCAGATACCCATGAAGCGTTCTTACGGTCAGGGTTTACTGGGATAGTTAGGTTAGCAGACGTCATTGTAATGTCGCGGAAAAGTGGAGCGATAACAAGTTCTGCTTGAATGTCGCGGATTAGGTCAGTAGAGAACACTGTCTCGTACGCTTCGCTAGAAACTTCGATTGAAGAAGAATCATTTACCGCTTTAACTGATTCACCGAATTTAGTACCAAAAGTACCTTTCTGTGTAACGATACCTAGTAATACTGCGTCATTAACAGACTTACGAGTATCAGGGTTCATTCCGTCAGTTACTTTGTTATAAGAGAACGACTTAGTACGAGATGCAACTACTTGCTTGATTTCTTCACGTAGTGCTTCGATTTCGTCTTCGCGAGCTTTAAGAGTATCTGCGAAACTCTTTTGGTTGCTAGCAATTTTGCCTTCAAGCTCGTCTACGATAGACTTAGCAGCTTCACGAGCTTGAGTTTTAATTTCTTCAGCTTGCTTAGCAGCTGCGGCTTTAGCAGCGGCTTCTTTAGCCTTTGCGTCAGCTTCTTTTTGGCGTTCTTTATCTAATAGGCCCATAACGTCGTCTAGGGTTAAGCCTGTATTTTCATTTTTTGTTGACATATCTTGGATTTCCTTAATATCTGTATTTTCAGCCTCTTCAGCAGGAGGCACGAATTCTTTTTTAAATGCCTCTGCGTCAACGAGTGACTTAGAGACCGAAAATGTAGAGTCTTGGTTGCAAGGAACGGAAACTACCGAAACCTCTAGTAACTCTAGGTCTGTAATCATATAAGTGTCTGTTTTACTATGATACTCAGCATCATGTATGTAAAAACCTACACTAAATGTGGACAATACGCCATCTTTAATAAGATGGTATACGTCTCCAGCTCCCTTGCTAATCTTAGCTTCGATGAAAAGTCCGTTATCATCTGCGTACCAGTTAGTAGCTTTACCGATTGGCTTGCTATGGTCATGGAAGGCTAAAATTATTGGGTTCTTTGAATAGTTGCTAGTAGCATTGCTTTTTAACCAAGTGTCCTTTGGTATAACATCGCCAGCTCGGTCCTTTGTGACCGTATTGGCGTAGCCACTAATTATAATATCAGAAGACTCGTCGTCAGCCATCTTAACGCTTTTAATCTGGCTGACAATTTTACCTTCGTATTTATTCTTTAGAGTCATTAGCTTGGTTACCTGATTTTACCGCCGGTGCTTTCTTAGCAGGAGCTTTTGTTTCTTCTCCAGCTAGCGCATCTTGGTAACGAACAACGAAGTTGTCCCACGTACCGTACTCTTTAGAAATATCAGCCACTAGGCATGGTGCTTCTGGGTCGTTACGGAACGCTGTTTTACCTGGCAGGTCTTTGCCGTAATGTTTCATTATTTTCTCTAGTAACATTATTTATCATCTTCATTTGTTGAAGGCTTGCCGCCTTCCTGACCTGATACTCCGGTAGCAGAACCTGCAACGTTTGCAGGAATTCTGATTTCGTCTAGTAATGGGTCTTCTAAAGGTTCTAGTCTTAGTATTGAACGAGCTTCTTTGCCCAGCATAATACCATTGTTGACTAGAGATGAAAGTCTGTCTGACTCTGCTTTTAAGTCTGGTCTTAGAGCGACCACTTTATGAGTAGTTAACTCAATATCATAAGCAAAGAAAAACTCAAATGCAGACTCAAATTTTCTCATCATCGGAAGAATGGTAGTGGAGAATAACAACTCCATATTCGGCCTAAGGTTAGCATTATTACCAGAATCTAGTAATATATGAGGTATACCC